TGGCGGCGTCTCCGAGGTCATCGACCTACCCTTTACCCTGAGCCAATAGCCATGTTCGCCAGCGTTCTCGGTTGACTCCAGCATCTCCTCGCCGTCGCCTGGGTAGTAGTTATCCGGCGACTCTGCTCGCTCGCCAGCGGCCACCCAGCTGATTAGCGGGTAAGCGCGCGGGGCGCGACGTGGCTGCAATGCGGGGGCGACGTTGGAGTGCTCGGCATTGCTTGCGTCGTCCATGTCCAGCCACGGCTTTTCCAGGCTCAGGCCTTCAGGAACTGGCTGGCCCTCTCCCGTAGCAAGCCATCTTGCAGAGCATCGAAGGGCCTTAGCGAGGGCCATCAGGTTTTCGCCGCTGAGTTTGTTAGTGCCGCTTTTCCAGAAGGTGATCGTCGTCTTGGATACCTTGACGCGCTTGGCTAACTCGGTCTGAGTCATGCCAGTTTCCTTCAGGCGCTGAGCCAGTCTGTCTTTGAATTCCATATTTAGGATTCTAAAGCTTTCCAGTGTTTAGATTCCTTGCCTTTCGCTGTTAAGAGTCCTAAACTGACCGCACATTTAGCGGAGAGCTGAGATGACATTCGACGAAGCGTTGGCGTTCTTTGGCTCTGGTCGAGCCATCGGTGATGCGCTTGGTGTCAGCAGCGGCCGAGTTTCCCAGTGCCGCGCTGCAGGCGGGTTTTCCTACCCGATGCAGTGCGTTCTCGAGAAAGAGTCTCGCCGGAAGTTGATCGCCAAGCGTGAAGACGAGCCCGGTAATCAAGCGGCGGTTGCATAAGCGACATCCCTGTCAGTGGTTTCCATGAATCCAGTATTGCCCGACGAACGGTCTAGGAAAACCAGAAGATGAATCACGCAATCCTAGATACCCGCAAGAAAGTCATGAGCAAGGTCTGCACCTCGTTCGCTGGCGGGATTGAATGCGCCGCTACGTTCCTCGGCTATGAGCGAGCTAAGCAGCTCGAAAACCGCGTCTACGGATCGGCCGGCAGCGCGCCTATGGCCGACTCCGAGATTCATGCCCTTGAGCAAGTGCAGGGCACCTATCACCTCCCCGAATACATCTGCGCCATGTACGGCGGCGTATTCGTTCGCCTGCCTGAAGGCGTAGCGGACAACGTCGACCTGCACAGCCTTTCGATTCAGGCCGCAGCTCGCCGGGGGAAGGTGGACATGCTCATCGCCGCCGCTCTGGCTGACGGAGAAATCGACGCCAAAGAGGCGGAAGAAATCATGGCCGTTCACCGCAAGCACGTTGCGGCTCGGCATGAAGAAGTGAGCGCAACCATCGCGCTTTACGCAAAACGCGCCTGACAGACAGGCACAAAAAAGCCACCGGGCAAGGGTGGCTTCTTCAACAGCGGTACAACTGAACTGGAGTGAATTATGCGCCAACACGACTTCCACCGCAACACCATCGACCAGGCGCGCGTAAGCGCCGTTATCGCTGGCCCGTGGCCTTCGTACTCCGCATTCAAGCATCTGCCTGAGCGTGAGCGCTGGGTTCTCTACGGATCGGCCAAGGCCTATCGCGGCGCCCTGGAAGAGCTGGGCATTCAGATGGCCGAGAGCTACGACGAGTTCATCAAGCGCGTCACTGACGAGCTGGAGATTTGAGCATGAATTTCTATCCGTTCCATCCGGGCGACTACATGCTCCGCACGGCTCACCTCGACCTGACTGAAGACCTGGCCTACCGCCGTCTTCTTGACCTGTACTACATCAACGAGCAGCCGATCCAGGGCAATGCCGATGCCATTGCCCGCGTTATCCGCATGCGCTCAAACGTGAGCGAGGTAGCCGCGGTTCTGGCTGAGTTTTTCGTAGAAACAGATGCCGGCTGGCAGCACAGCCATTGCGATCAGGTAATTGCCCAGTACCAAGCGAAGGCCCGTCAGGCAGCAGAGAACGGAAAGCGAGGAGGCCGCCCGCGCAAAGCAGAAGCTTCCGAAAGCGAAACCGAAAATAACCCAGAAAAAACCCAGCCGGTTATTTCCGCTAACCCAGAAGAAAGCGGATCGAAAACTAACCAAGAACCAATAACCAATAACCAAAACCAAGAAGATCAAGAGCATGTCGCCGCTGAAGCGCCGACCGCCACGCAGGACGAGCCAGCCGCTGGCGCTGATCAACCGAAGCGTGCAAAGCGACTGGCGGCAGATTGGGTGCTCCCTGCTGAGTACATGGCCTGGGCGCTCTCTGATCGCCCTGAGTTCACCGAAGCCCTGGTGCTGCGCGAGGCTGAGAAGTTCGCTGATCACTGGCACGCAGCATCCGGCAAGAGCGCCGCAAAGCTGGATTGGTTTGCCACCTGGCGCAACTGGGTTCGCAACGCCCGACTGCCGAACAACGTCCGCCCCATCCAGCCATCGCGCTTCACCAACCTGCCGCCCGTAAACGCCGCAGAGATCCGCGCCAAGACCGAAGAGAACAAGCGCCTGGGGGTTCGTCGTGCGAACTTCTAACTTCGGCGCCTCGCCGCGGATCAAATCTCGCCCGGAGCAGTGCGAACTGCACGGCGAGTACCAGCGGACCTTGATCGAATCATTTGACGACAAGCACCGCGTCACCGGATGCCCGCGCTGCCGGTTCGATGCCATCCACGGTACGGACGAAGCTGCACGTGCCGCTGCCGTCGAGTCGAAGCAGTGGGAGGCGGTCAACGCTGCTCTGTTTGCAACTGGCATCGCCGCACGTTTCCGTCAGTGCTCGCTGGATAACTACCGCACGCCGCTGGCTGGACAGAAGGCCGCTCTCGATGAGTGCCGAGCCTATGTCGATCAGTTCCAAGATAACTACGACGCAGGCCGCTGCTTGCTGCTGCTGGGGAACTTCGGCAACGGCAAGACCCATCTTGGCTGCGCCGTGCTCAAGGCCGTGGTTCGCCAGTACGGCGCGACGGCGCTCTATGTGCCGGCCGCCGACATCATCGCCGCAATCAAGTCCAGTTTTGGGCGCGACTCTGCGGTGACTGAGCAGGCGATTTTCGAAGAGCTGGCAAGTGTTGATCTGCTGCTGATCGACGAGATCGGCGCCCAGGGCGGAACCGAGTTCGAGCGCCAGGCGCTGCACACGATCATCGACGCCCGCTACCGGAACATGTTTCCCACCATCGTGACTTCGAACCTGCCAAGCGCTGAGCTGGCTGCATACATCGGCGATCGCGCGCTTGACCGGCTGCGCGAAAACGGAGGCCTAGCAGTGATCTTTGATTGGGACTCGGCGCGCGGGGGTGAGGTATGAGCCGCGAACTGTACAGCGTCGAAGCCGAATGGGGCGTGCTTGGCGCGATGATGCTCGATCCGAGCCTGTTTGACGCGATCAGCGGCAAGGTCGTGGCGGCTGACTTCTACGACATCGAAAACGCCGCGCTGTATCAGGCCATTCTCGACTGCCACGCCGCTGGCGAGCCTATCGACCCTGTGACGGTCGGGATCTTCCGCCCTGAGCTGCCTTCTGGCGACTCGACTATCGCCTATGCCGGAGAGATCGCAAAGGCCACCTACAGTACGGCGAACTGGGAAGCGTATGCCAAAGCCGTGCGTGAGCGTGCCGTTCTGCGCCGGCTGGTGGACGCCGCCAATGCCGTGACAGAGATGGCGACCGAGGAAAAGCCGCTTGCAGACATTATCGCGAGCGCGCAGCAGGCGATGGCCGACCTGCGCGACTTGGAAGACGGAGAGCCAGACTACAAGCGCATCGACGAAATCGTGCGCAAGAACGTCGACACGATCGACGAGAAGCACAACGGTAAGCGCGTCGTGGGGCTTTCCACCGGATTGCCTGACCTCGACAAGCTGACCCGACACCTACGTCCCCGTACTGTCACCGTGATTGCCGGCCTGCCTGGCAGCGGCAAGACGACGCTTGGCCTGCAGATCGTGCAGAACATCGCAATGAGCGGCGCGGGCGTGGGCCTGGTCTTCAGTCTGGAAATGCCAGAGGAAGAGCTTGGCCAGCGCGTCATTGCATCTCTCGGGTCGGTTGATATCGGCCGGCTCGACTCGGGCGTAGACATGCAGGACGGCGATTGGCAGGGCATGACCGCCGCAGTATCCAAGTGTGTCGACAAGCCGCTTTACGTCTGCGACCGCCCTGGAATGACCCCTGCGCGCATTCGGTCGATAGCCCGTCAGGTTCAGCGCAACCATGGCCTTGACATCGTGATGGTCGATTACCTCGGCCTGATCCAGGCTGACGCGAAAGGCCGCAGCCGATCTGAAGAGGTCGGCAAGATCAGCAAAGCGATGTTGAACCTATCCAAAGAGCTTGGGATTCCCGTAATCCTGCTTTCCCAGCTCAACCGCGATTCGACCAAACGCGTAGGCAAGAAGCCTGTCTCGGCTGACCTGCGCGACTCCGGCGAAATCGAGGCCGACGCCCACTGCATCCTCATGGTTCACCGCGACATGGACACCGAGGAAGGCCAGAACGGCGTCACCGAAATCCTGATGACAAAGTGCCGTCATGCGCAGGTTGGCTCGTGCCTCCTTCAGCAGCAAGGCCAGTTCGCGCGGTTCGTGAGCTTCGCGGGTGCGCGCGAGATCAGCCAGGAAGAAGTTGAGATGGGCCGGTTCCGCAGTCGCAGTGCATCGGGGGATTTCGCATGACCCCTATCCAGCAGCACGCCATCCAGCTCCTGCAGCGCCAGGGCTACCAGATACGACACACAACCGGGTCAGGCATAGGCCTATCCCGCGGCAATGACCATCGCGTCGTCTGTGCTGACGGAAGCACCCAGCGCGGAGTAGGAGCACGTAAATGAGCAAGTACGACGATTTGAAGATGTATCTGGGAGTGATGGATGGTCGCGCAATCGTCGACGCCGCCACCGTTCGTGAGCTGATCGATCAGCATGACCTGCGCGGAATGGCGCTCGACGACGCGGCGCATGAAATCAGAGCCCTGACTGAAGAGCGCGATCAGATGAGGGAAGCCATTATGCGTCTGGTCGACCTGCAGAACAGCGGTCGCGGGCCAATTCGCAGCTTTAAGCTCTGGAATGATGCGGTTAACCAAGCCCGCCCACTGCTCGGCTTGGAGGTGCGCCATGTCTGACCTTCACGAAATGGCCGCCGCCTACGAGCAGGCCCGCACCGCCCCAGACGCCCTCGAGCGCGCATTCAGTCTTGAGGAAGACGTTCGTATAGGTGGCGTGGCGCTGGTACAGGCCAGGCTGCAGGGGCAGGGCGCTGAGTTCTGCATCGACTGCGACGAGGAGATTCCGGCCAAGCGTCGCGCTGCTGCTCCGTGGGCAGAGCGCTGCATCTCCTGCCAGGACGACCACGACAAGCGGGAGGCGTGCCGTCATGGGTGAAGTAATCCATAAGCCCCGCCACTTCTGGACCGCTGGCCGCAACCGCGTCCGCGACGTGTTCAAGCTGGCCTACCTGTTCGCCTTCGAGCTTGCTGCAGATCAGGCCGTCGAGATCATTGTGCGTCCGGTCAAGAGCCGCCGCACGCTGCAGCAGAACGCAAAGTTGTGGTCGATGCTGGCGGACATAGCCCGTCAGGTCGAATGGCCAGTAAACGGGGTTATGCAGCGCCTGGACGCCGAAGACTGGAAAGCCCTGATGACCGCCGCGTGCCGCCAGGAAGTCCGCATGGCGGCCGGCATTGGTGGCGGCGTGGTGATGCTTGGCGTATCGACCCGCCGCATGACGGTTGCCGAGATGGGGGACCTCATCGAGTTCATGTACAGCTTCGGCGCCGAGCGTGGCGTGGAGTGGCGCGAACCCAAGGAAGAGATGCCCGAGCAGTGGGAGGCCGCGGCATGACCAAAGCCGAGAAAGCCCACCTGTCCCGCGTTGCCGCCCTGGGCTGCATTGCCTGCTACCTG